GTTTGAGTGAGAAAATCTTACCCAAACATAAACGCGTTGAAATGTTTTCCAGAAAAGAAAACAAGCGAGCGTTCGAACCCCCCATGGCAGTGGCCAAAAATCACTGCCAGACCCGCTACGTGCGGGTCGAACCGCCAGCCGAAGTGGTGGAGGAGTACAAACCAAATCTCCAACATTTCTACGCTCAAGCGAGCAAGTGTAGATATGTTTGTTTTGTACTTTACCTCCTCATTTCGACGGCGACCGGCGCCCCCTCTTCAGGGGTGTGCTCCCTTGGTGTCACGGCTTTCGCCCTTCACACCACAAGTGCCAAGGCTTTCGCCGAAGCACCAACACCGTCTCCGACATTGGACCGCCCAGCTGACGTGCCCTTACATACACAGGGCCGCTCAGACGATTGGTTTGCGAATGAGCAACCAGCTGTCCCCTTAGACACAGTTTTAGAGTCAGAGACCGTGCAAATCGAAGATCCCGTCGGGACTTCGTTCGCTAGAGACAACTTAACAACACCGATCACAACACCCAGTCGCGATGAACCAGTCGATAAACTGCCGGATGCCTCCTCACCCCCCGACCACGAGGAAGGCTTTTCCCAGCAGGAGTACGAAGACTTTGTCTTCGAACCCATTCGAACTGAGTACACAGCGATTCCCAGGAGTCAATATCCCGGGGCACCCAGCTTTGATGTCGCGGAAGCGTACTTCTACACCTTCCGTGAACTGCTGGAGTACATGGGTCTCAGTGACTACATCCCTTATCTACCATCCTGGAGCTATTTTGCACCGGGAGCCCCTGAGTTCCTCGTTGACATGAAATCTGGATTCATTCGTGTCTATGGAGAGTCGTACATATTACCAGGCTTGAACAGCTTGCGTAAGTACATTATCAGCTGGATACCCTTGGCAACCCCCGCCTGGCTTTGTAAGCCAGGGTGGGCGTTCCTCGATCTCTTTGCTGGTACTACAGGGGTAACCTTTGGCAGAAAGGTATGGAAACGTGTTCCCTCACGGGAGTGGATCTCTAGTATGCGACCCCTTACAGCCTTGCGCTCTTACGTCAGTGATGTTGCCTATTACGGCAGTATATTCGAAGAAACAAGATCGGAACTTCACCTAGCGTTGGAGAACACCAGTGAATGCTGGAAATTCTCATTGCAAAAGGCCCGAGAAGTCGTGGAAGGAGAGTCCTTCATAGTCAAAACGACATTAACCCGCTCACAACACCCTACATCAGGCAATCAACGCTCAGCATTCATCAAATTTGCTGGCGCTGTTTGCAGAAGATTGCAGTGTACTGTTTTTGAGTATCAAATGAGTCATTCTGATCAGCTGCGCAATCGTTATAGGTCCAACGGCAAGCCCCCGGTTGAGGGTAGCCGTGTCTGGTATACCGACTACGACATGCGAACACAGTTCCAGGATAATCCACTCACTTCCCGTCACATCATTTCGATACGGGATGTTGATTACTACATGGACATGAATGAGTTCCTCTCAGAGAATTTCCAGCCAGTCCTCCTGTATACATTTATGCCGGAGATGACGGCCGGAGCAGAGAAGGTCGAAATACATGACGAGAAGTCTGGTCTCCACATTAGTGGCTTAGATCACACCTGGTCATTCGTCGACGATACCCATGTACGGGTCTCTTACTCTGGGGGTGACACATACACACACGAGCTTTGGGATTGGACCAAGTCCAATGTTAGGGTTGTTGGCAGACATTACGTCGCCACTTATAATGTCGTTCAGCGCCGCGTAGGGATGAACCGTGCAGTCGTTTACCTGCACCCCATGCGTCGCTGGCCAAAAAGCCACGCCACGATGTCACGGTTATCGCACATAGAGCACAATTTGCTAAAAAGGCGAAACTTTGGCACAGGTATTGCAAATTATGTTTGGATGGAGTACAACGGTCGTTTGTCCATCTCAATGTATAATGCAGAGACGTGCACAAATTTCTCAAAGAAAGTGTACGATCTGGCTATGGCTTCGACTATTACCATGGAGCAACTCACAGTTGCAAGTATAAAGGCAGTTCTTGATCTTTCCGAAGACAAGACTGACAGGAATACAGCTGTGATTATGGCAGCCTTTTACAAGGCAGCCATTATGCACTGTGGTTCAAGAGACTCAGCACGCATGCACCTCAAAATTTTTGACGCCTTAAGGCCCGTGACGCTCACCACTCACGGCCGTGTACCATACATGCATGTGTATACCGGCGCCGTCGATACTGAAGCAGCAGGACAAATGAAACAAATTGCTGATCCCATCTGGAAAGGTGGGTGGATACACCAAAAGTCGTGGACCAATGAGAGAGGGGCAGCACAGTCGCGCCTCTCTGCCATGGGAAAACCGACTCGTGACCCAAACATTCGCAATGAGTTTAAATACCTGCTTCTGGACTACGCGAGAGAACTAGTACCCGAACTAAACACCCTTGATCCAGTTGGACCAGAGGTTGTCTCAGCAAAACTGAGCTCCCCTGTTCAACAGCAACGGTTAAAGGATGTGTTAAATGGCTTTTCTGATATCTTCACAAGAAACTTCATTAAGCCATTTGTCAAAGCTGAAACCTATGGCAAGCTTGCCTTCCCACGGGTCATCAGCCAAGTCAGTTCCGGATTTATGATGGAGATGTCATCACTTGTTCTTGCTATGGCGCCTTATCGCAAGGTACCACTCCAGTTCAGACAATTACCCAAGGACTCTGTTCCTACCGTCCCGCACATTCCCTATGCTTTCGGCATTTCTGCCGGCGAGGTTTCTGCGCAGATGGTTCGTTTGACAGCAGATGTTGACGAAGTAATTGTTACCGATTTTTCGGATTTCGACGCCACCCAAAATCACCTCACGATGGGTCTCCAGAAACTCTGGTACCAGTACTGGTTCCGCAATGAGTACGTAGACCATATCGAGGAGATAATGAGATCACAAGCACACATTCCTGGTTACTTCAGAAATGGTTGGAAGTATGATTCTCACTGGACACGCAAGTCTGGTGGGCCTGACACATCCGATGGAAACACATTCCTGAACCAGTTTGTCTCCTATGTTACACTCCGACGTTGCAGTCTGAACCACACTGATTCCATGCGTTATCTTGGCATCTATGGTGGTGACGACGGCGTCAGTCCAATACCAAATCATGTTGGACGTGAGAAATATATTGACACACTTAATAGAACCGTCAAAGACCTTGGTATGACCCTAAAAGAGGCAGATGTACGTACTAGAGAGAACAACGATCGTGTTGATTTTCTCGGTAGGTACTACCGTCCTTGGAATGGAGACCAGGAGTCAATGCTTGACGTTGCTAGAGCTGCCAATAAACTCATGACCGTTTCGCAACGAGTGCTCAACGACATAGGCCCAGTTGAAATCTTTTGGTTGAAATGCTATGCTTACTTCCTAACCGACCGCAACACCCCCTTTCTCGGCAACTTAGTTTCTCTGGTAGTCAATTCAGCACCCGATCGTGTCAAGGCGGAGTTACTCGAACAAGCCGACATGGAAGCGATGGGAGAACGTTACGTCAAGAATCGTTTTACCTATTACCATGCCGGCACCGATAAACATCCACCTAACTCGTATCGCGACTGGTTTCAAGATGAGGTCACCCTCGCTATTGACCAGGACTATTCAAAATACCTCTTCGAGGTCGAGCGCATCCTTAAAGCCAAGAGTCACCACGGACCACTCGTCAGTGAGTATGATCTCTGGAAAACTAGGATGACCCGAGTCCTGGCCATTAGAGCCTGGTTTACACCAGATCCTGAGCCAGTCACGCCGATGAAGAAAGGGTTTTCCACTGTGACAATTCAGAAGGACGATGACGAAAATACCGTCCACGCTGATATCGTAGAGCCCAATGTTGATCCACACTACGACAAAGTCGTTGCTGTTGAGAACAACAAGAAAGGCAACCTATGGCACTGTCCTGATAGGACTGGCCTGTCACCGAAAGGAAAACTCTTGAAGAAAAAGTACTTTAAATCTTATGCCGCCGCTTTACTCGATTTCGCC